TTGCGTTAGATATTTCCGCCGCTACAGGCAAACCGTTGGAAGCGGTTTCAAACGGCTTATCAAAAGCCTATGAAGGCAACGTTGGTGCATTGGGCAAATTGGGCATTGGCATTGACGCCGCGCAAGCCAAAACATTGACTTTTTCGCAAGCGACAGACAAATTGACACAATTATGGGGCGGCGCGGCTGCTGAAAATGCTGAAACTTATGCAGGAAAAATTGCGCGCGTTCAAGTTGCATTGGGTGAAGCAAAAGAAACAATTGGCGTTGCATTGTTGCCAATTTTAGATAAATTAATGACATTTATTAATGACAATGCCTTGCCCGCAATTACTGCATTATCCGATTCATTCAGTGTAGTTAATGGACAGGGATTGGGCAAGATAATTACGGACGTTGTCACAGTTGTTCGTGACGTTGCTGAACCAATTTTCAAAGCCTGGATTGTAGTTTTTGATAAGTTAAAAAAAGTTATTGTTGACAACAAAGACAATTTTCAGGCATTTTATGACGTGGTCAAAACGCTTGCACCTATTCTTGGAAAGGTCATTGGCGGGGCGGTGACGGTCATTGGTGACGTGGCTGAAGTTGTTTTGGCTATATTTGCAAAAGTCTTAGGCGCATTAAAACCCTTAATCAATGGGGCAATTGATGGGATCAATGCAGTTATTTCTGCCTACAATTTTGCAAACAACATTTTTGGTGGCAAGGACGTTTCCTTACTTCCTAAAATTGGCGGCAGCAGTTTTGCAACCACAGGAACGCCTGGTGCAATTTCAGGCGGCGGGGCAACAAAAGGAACAGGAACAGGAACAGGCACGGGAACAAGTGGGGCAGTGGCAGCAGCGGTGGCAGGGGCGGTCACCGCTGGTGCTAAGGCTGGTGCGGCGGCTGCAACTGCTGCCAACCCTTTTGCGGGACTTGGACTTGGTACGTCAGGCGGCACGGTTAACGCGTCCGATTACGCCCAACGCAATGCAGGCATGGCTGCAATCAACGCGCCCGTTTTTCAATCGGCATTGACTCAATCGGCAGCAATTCGCCGTGCGGAAGCGGCGACCGCGTCACCAACAATAAACATAACGGTCAACGGGGCAACTAATTCTGAAGACGCTGCCCGCGTAATGATAGACACACTCAACCGTTCAACGTATCGCGGCACGGGCGGGTCAAGCAATTTGGTCGCATTATGACCATTTGGAATCCCATTTGGAAGGTTGAAATTGACGGTGTTCCCTACACCACTGCAATTTTGGCAAACCTAATCATTCGCAGCGGGCGAACCAATATCTATGAACAAGCCCAAGCGGGATTTTGCACCATTGAATTAATTGACACCACACAAACGGCAATTCCCGTTTCAATCAATTCAACCATTGGCATTTCAGTCAAAGACAGTGCAGCGGTGTTTGTTCCCATTTTTGGTGGCAATGTGGTGGATATTGGCTTGTCAGTACGGGACGCAGGGCAAATTGGATTCAGCCAAACTTATTCCATCACGGCATTGGGTGCATTAGCGCGTCTGCCAAAAGCCCTGACAGATGGCGTTTTGACCCAGGATTTTGACGGCACACAGATTTATGACATTTTGCATGAAGTCTTATTTGCAACGTGGGCGCAAGTACCAGGGGCAGAAACTTGGGCAGGTTATGACCCAACAATTACTTGGGCAAATGCTGAAAACAACGGATTTGGTGAAATTGACGTCCCTGGCAATTATGAATTGACGGCACGGGGTTCAGACCGTACCAACGTTTATGCCTTAGTTTCAGCCCTTGCCACGTCAGGTTTGGGCTACATTTTTGAAGACGCCCAGGGGCTTATCGGGTATGCCGATTCCACACACCGCACCACCTATTTGGCAACAAACGGTTATGTGGATTTAGACGCAAACCACGCACGGGCAGCAGGCTTGCGGATTGAAACACGGGTGGGTGACGTGCGCAATTCCGTAACGATCAAGTATGGAACAACCAGTCAATTTGAAGAATCAGCAACAGACCCAACTTCAATTGTGCAATACGGTCAACTTGCCCAAATTATTAATACCACCATAAAGCACGCGGCAGACGCTTTAAGTCAAGCGCAATTTTATTTGACCTTACGCGCCCAACCCCAACCCATATTTAGTGAAATCACATTTGACCTGACAAATCCTGAAATTGATGATGGCGACCGTGACAACTTAATCAACGTTTTTATGGGTGAAGCCATTGCCCTGGTCAATTTGCCGCTGAACATGAGCGCAGGCACATTTCAAGGTTTTGTTGAAGGCTGGTCATTTAGGGCAGGATTCAATGAATTATCCGTGACATTGTTATTATCGCCCCTTGCCTATTCATTGCAGGCAATGGCGTGGAATGACGTGCCAATTACAGAAACATGGACAAGCGTGTTGCCGACATTAGATTGGGAAAATGCCACAATAGTGGCTTAGAAAAGGGGAACAAATGACAAATCCAACAAGCAATTTTGGCTGGCAAATGCCGACTTCAACCGATTTGGTTACGGATTTGCCCGCAGATTTTGAAGTGTTTGGACAGGCAGTTGACACTGATTTTGTGGATTTATTAGGCGGAACAACGGGACAGGTTTTGTCCAAGACAAGTGCGACTGACTTGGACTTCACTTGGGTGACTGCAAACCCTGGTGACATAACTGGTGTTACTGCTGGCACGGGAATTAGCGGCGGCGGAACTAGCGGCACGGTTACGGTTTCAATTGACACTGCCGTGACTGCCGATTTGACCACGTCACAAACATTGACAAACAAAACATTGACTTCACCTGCATTGACAACACCAACAATAAGCACGTTGACAACAAATGGCGATTTGCTTTATGGAACAGGCTCAGGTGCGTTGGCGCGCACAGCAATTGGCAGCACTGGACAAGTGCTTACAGTTGCCGCAGGAATCCCTAGTTGGGCTACACCTGCAAGTAGCGGTGGTCTGACATTACTCAGTACAACCACTATGTCAGGGGGAACAGTAACAGTTTCAAGTTTAAGTACCTACAAACAGTTAGTAATGGTTTTTAGAAATGTTTATGTAAATTCCAATAACTATGTCTATCTGCAATTCAATGGCGACACTGGTAATAATTACAGTTCTTTACGCCTTAAAGCACACGATACAAATGTAACTGCTACTGCCTATGGCGCAGGTGTTAGTTCAGGATTTGCTTTTAATGTTGGCGATAGCGCAACTGCTACCAATAAATTGTCTGGTGTAATTACAGTTTATGCAGCAGACCAAACAAGCGGTTCTTCATATGTCAGCAATACAGGTTTCAATGACGGAACTGGCAACACAATGACTTTTGTAAATGGTCGTTATTTTAACACTGCTGTTATTTCATCTGTTCTATTTGGCGCAAATGCGGCATCTTTCTCAGGCGGTACTTTAATGATTTATGGAGCAAACTAATGACTAGACCAATGGCAACTATCCACGACGTTTCAACAGATGAAGTTATTGTGCGCGAAATGAATGACGAAGAATATGCCGACTGGCAATTTCGCGTGGCAGAAAACCAAGCAGAAAAAGCAGCCGAAGAAAAAGCAGCAGCCGACAAAGTGGCATTGTTAACAAAACTTGGAATCACTGCTGAAGAAGCAAAACTTTTGTTGTCATGATTTATCCATTAGGCACATCAGCAGCAATCATTGAGTTGGCAATTGCTGAAATTGGCACAATTGAAGAAGGTAATAATCTGACCAAGTACGGCAAATTTACAAAGGCAGATGGTTTGCCCTGGTGTGGCAGTTTTGTCAATTGGTGTGCAGCCCAAGCAGGTGTCAAAATTCATTCAGTTGTTGGCACTTCTATTGGGGCGCATAAATTCAAAGAAATGAACCGCTGGTCAAACATTCCGCAATTGGGTTATTTAGCGTTTATGGATTTTCCCCATGATGGTGTTGACAGAATTTCACACGTCGGAATTGTTGTTGGGTTAATGCCCGCCAATCAGTGCCTCACGATTGAAGGCAACACCAGTGGCACGGGCGATCAACGCAACGGTGGCATGGTAATGGTCAAGGTGCGCAATTATGGTGAAGGAAAAGAAATTCTTGGGTTTGGAATTCCCAAGTTTGTTCCACACAAAGGCGACTTTCCAAAAGTTGCACTTCCACAATCGGGAGAAAAACCGAAAAAGGAGAAAAAGAAATGACACAATTTAAGGCGTTAGCGGCTTCATGGGCAAGAAGTAGCGTTGCTGGAATGTTGGCCGTTTATTTAACAGGAAATACAAATCCCAAAGATTTGGCAATGGGGTTAGTTGCTGGAATTGTCCCAATGCTGGCACGTTGGGCAAATCCTAAAGACAACCTTGGTTTGAACAAGTGAGTGTGGGCGAATGGACGGCGGTTGGTGGGCTTGTCATTGCGGTGCTGACTGCCGTTTATTCGTCAACCCGATTCATGGTGAAGTCAGTCATGCGGGAATTGACCCCGAACGGTGGCAAAAGCCTGAAAGACCAGGTCAGCCGAATTGAACAAAGACTTGATACCTTAATCCTGGAAATGGCATTAAGAAAAAGCGACTAAGACACGCCCAAAACCACGCTGGAAGGTTGATTTTGTCAGTGGTATGCCCCACCCTTAATTCAGGCGGCAATTTCGCCGCTTAGAATCGGGAGAATCTAAAATGGTTGTTGATTTATTAGACCAACAAACAATTTTGCGTTTGTTGCTTATAGGCATTTTATGCGTCATGTTTAGTGCAGTTGGTTATGCACGGGGACACAAAGACGGAAGCCGTGAAGGTTTTACACGCGGGCGATCAGTAAGCCGTCACGCAAGCAGGGAAGTCAAATAAATGGGATTCCTGGACAATTATGAAGCAAGCCGCGCACGCCTTGAACGCTGGTGGTTGACTTACCCCAACGGACGGATTGAAACCCGCATTGTTGAATTTAGTGCGGAAAAAGGGTTTGCATTGATTGAAGCAAAAGCATTTAGAAATGCGGAAGACATTTTGCCTGCTGGCATTGATTTTGCATTTGGCTACCAAGCCGCCTATGGCAAAAACATGGCGCGTTGGTTTTTAGAAGATACGACAACAAGTGCAATAATGCGCGTCCAACAACTTGTCATGGGCGGGGCTGAAAGAAGCACCCAGGAAATAATGCAACAGGTGGAAAACCTTTCTGCAAAAGAAGTCAAAGCAGTTGTTGAATATGACGTGTGGGCAACAAAACATGGTGAAATTCCAAGTTACAAAGAAGACCCGTCATTGCAGGATTCAGGTATTCCAACACTGGGTTCAACCATTGAAGAAATTACCACACAATTGGGCAGTCAATTGGTGGAAGAAAAGCCACGTTGCAAGCATGGGACGCGCATTTGGAAAGAAGGCAAGTCCGAAAAGACTTCCAAGGCATGGGGCGGCTATTTCTGCACTGAAAAAACAAAAGCCACACAATGTGACCCTGTTTGGTACATGTTAGGCAGTGACGGTCAATGGCGGATTCAGTTATGACCAAAAAAAGGTTGGTTCGCGCCCTAATAGTTTTTGAAATTGTTTTGGTTGTTGCCTTAATTGTGATGACGTTGCAATGAGCGATTACATGGAATTGATTAATCCTAAAACAATGACCTGCAAATTGCTCAAACACGGTCAAGTTGTTGCCGAATACAAAGTGGAACAATGTGACAAATGCAGTCAATTGAAAAAATTGGATTCATTTGGCTACCAAAAAGGATATGACCACACCGAAAACGTCATTTGGTTTTGTGGTGATTGCCGTTGAAAATGTCATTGACCCCTGAAGAATTTTGTGTGTGCATGCTTGCAGCGGTCAAATTAAGTGAGCATGGCACAAAAATGGCAGATCACGTCCAGCGATACCAAACGCAAATGCCTTTTTTTGATTATTTGGCACAATCTGCCGAAACAATTGCAAGTGAATGGGTTGTTGCCAAATACTTTCAACTTCCATTTGACCCATTTGAAAACAAATTTAAGGTCAAAGCAGACGTTGGCAGCGGCATTGAAGTTAAGTGGACTAAGTACGTTGCAGGGCAAATGATTGTCCATGAATACGATCGCGTTGACGACATTGCCGTTTTGGTGACGGGACAAGCCCCGCATTTTTTCATTGCGGGTTGGATACCCATTGCAATGGCGCAAAAGCCCAGGTATCGCCATTCCAGGCAGCCAAACTGGTGGGTCACACAAATCAATCTTCAGCCAATTGAGAATCTAAGGAAATCCAATTATGGACAATGTGCAATTTGAGTGTCGTAAATGCAAGAAAATAACCAAGCAATTGGTTCACAAAATCACAGACCTTTTGCCGCCCAATGTCCAAACCATTCAATGCACCGTGTGCAGTGCAATGAGCGTGGCAACGTTATGGCAAAACAACTGATCACCGTGCTGATGGGCGCACCAGGGGCAGGCAAGTCAACGTGGGTGCGCAACCATGCGACAGGTTTTGAACATATCTACAATACGGAAGCCGTGCGCATAAATCGTGAGTTGGACGTTGGGCGATACCTTTACATTGCCCGATTGAAAGCAATTGCAGCCCTGGAAGAAGGAAAAGACCTAATTGCAGATGGCACACACACCATTGCAAATCACCGCCTGGTGTGGCTAAAGGCTGCTGAAAGGCTAGGCATTGACACGCAATTGATTGTGTTTGACACACATTGGCAGATTTGCTTGGACGTACAAAAAACACGTGAATATCCCGCGCCGCGTTCAGTGGTTGTCAATCATTGCCGCAATCTTAAAATACAGGTTAGGTCAGCAATTGGACGTGAAGGGTGGGGGTCAATTGAAACAATTACACGTTGAAAGTTATCCACAGACGTTTTCCACAGGTGGGCAAAACCTGTTGGACACGCCCAAGCCCATGCCTAAGTTGTCCACACCGTTGACACTGCTGGTACGCTATTTTTGCTTGAAGCAAGACGCGGTGGCGTCTATCTTGCTAAAGCGCAAATGGCTAATGGGTGCGCTCTATGCTTTCTCAGCATTGCTTTCAATAACCAGCCAACCAAATGCAGCAGCACAAAACTATTCAATTGATCACCTTAAATTGTATGCTCATTCTAGGATTCTGATTTATGATGAATTCAAATGTTTTGACCGCATAATCACCAAGGAATCACGGTGGTCATATACTGCACGCAACGGATCGCATTGGGGATTGGGTCAGATGAAGTCCAAGCACTATGGCACGCTTGACCCTTTTAGACAGATAGACGCAACCTTGCGATATATTCAACACAGATATTCCACGCCATGCAAGGCATGGGAACACCACCAAAAGAAGAATTGGTTTTGATGATGGCAAGTGCATTGAAAGACACTGGAAGCACTGACAAATGGCGCAAGATTCGCGCCCGCATTATTGCCAGGGACGGTGGGATTTGCCAGGAATGTGGGGCTGAAGGCAACACGGTTGACCACATAGTGCCACGAAGTGCAGGGGCAGGGGACGAAGACTGGAATTTGCAGTGTTTATGTGCAAAATGTAATTATTCTAAAGGGGGGCGGTTTTTTTTACGGCACGCAACAC